CAAAAGCAGTATGCGCCACAGCAGCCACAACAGTCCGCTTACGGCCAGCCGGCCACCATCGGACAGCCAAACGAATTGACCGCGAGCGACAGGCAGACCATAAGCCAGCTCGCCGCTGCGGGAAAGACCGCGCAGGAGATCGCAGGACTCCTCGGCAAGCCGGTCGACCAGGTCATCAACGCGCTCGGCGCAGGCAGTGGACGAGAGCCTGAATTCTAAAACCGTCGAATTTGACTACAGCGTCCGCCACGCCTGTCGCGGCTGCGACGGACGCTGCCCCGAACATGATGAATCTCTTCGAGAGGAAATCTCTGAAAAGGCACAGGGTGGCATAGTGAACAGCTCACATCATCAGAAAAACGGCACATGTGCCATTCTGTGCCAAAACTTTGGCACAGTGGAATCGTTGGAATTCCAACCAAACCAAACATATATATACAACTATTCCAATGTTCCGTTGTTTCTTATATATGTATTTATTTTGTTGTTTTTGTGTTGTGTGTATAGGCCGTGGAACGGCACACTCGATGGCACGCGGCAAACAAGGAGGTGAAAAATGAAAGACTACCGCAAATACGAGCCCATTCTTACCGAGAGCCTGCCCGCACGATTCGCAGGAATCTTTCATCTGCTCGAACTCACGTTCACGCCAGCGAACGACCGCACGATCGTCACGACCATCGACGGCCGCAATCTCCAACTCGTCTGCCAAGGCGGCACCGAGGAAGACCACCGCAAAAAAGAGCCCGTCGTCGCGGCGGGCTACCAGAAAGCCATATGGGAACTCCGCGAAGGCCATTTGCGCTACTGTCCGTCACAGGACAGGCTCTGGCGCCGCGACCCAGACATGGCCGACCACGAAGGCGAACGACTGCTGCTCAACAGCTGGCATCCAGTCAAAAACATCGAGGACGAATACCATATCGGCGGCAACGCGCGCAGCAGCGACCGCAATCCGCTCTATTCGGCCACGATTCTACGCGAGGCAAAGCGAAGCCAATGGTTCGAACAAGTCGAACGCGGAGTACGCTGCGACCCATGCGTATGGGTGCGCCGCAACGGTAAAGTCGTTTGCCTGCGGGACGAGCCGGATATCGCCGTCACACAGACGTTCACTCCCGTTGGCATGGGCAATCAGGCGTTGAATGACGCGGAACGCATCCTCAGATGGCTGACCGTCGACGAAAAGTCCTATGCGAACCTGTGCCGCATGTTCGCGACTCCGTGGCTGGAACCGTTCAAGCAGCTTTCCTACGTGCTGTCCGGCCACGGTGGTGATGGCAAGACGCTGATCGCCCGTCAGGCGTTGCTTGGCGTGTTGGGTGTCGGCAAGGTGTTTCCCGGCTTCAGTGTGCAAGGCTATTGCGCTGGCGGCGGCTATACGCTTGGCCGCGAATCGATGAACGATGAGATGGACGGCAAGGCGTTCGCCTATGACGATGAGGCGTGCGCGGTCACCGAAGACATGCTCCCCCTGCTGCGAGCATTGTCGACCGGTTCGCAAATGAACGCGCGAGTGACGGGAGGCAGGTATCGTGTCGTCACGCCGACCGCGACGATGCTGTACCTGACGAACATGCAGTTCGCCGATTCCAGCGAGAATTCGGACTCGCGCCGTTTCATCAAGGTCGAATTCCACCAGTCGAAGGGTCGATCGTATGACCAGTATCATGCGATCGAGGGTTTCTGCCATCGGCATCCCGCAGCGTTCTTCGTCCTGTCGTGCCGTCTGTGGGAGAGGTCGGACGAGCCGGAGATCGTGAATCTGAGTCCTGCCCGCAACATCTCGGATGAGATGTTTTGGCTGATCAGCGAGATCGCGTCGAACGAAGAGCAGTATGGTGACCCGGTTGCCGTGAAAGGCGACTACCGTAAGGAATTCCACACGACCATTCCGCAATCCCTTATGGACGTGCTCGGATTGGAGAACGCGCGTTCCAGGGCATTGCCTGGCAAGGGACAGCCGCGCGTCGTCCGCGTCGTTAACCGTGACCGTTTCGACGCGTACCGCAAGGCCGCTCTCGACAACGAGACGGAGCCAGCCGACACCTGGTGGCAGACGGCATTGTCGAAGCCGTCTCGTGACAGTCTGCTCCCGTTGGATGATGTGGGCGATTGTCAGGATCTGGCCGGAATCGTCGAATCGGCGTTGGATGGCCATGTCGGTTTCGCTCCATGCGAAGGCAAGGCACGAAAGGCCGGAGGTCCGGTCGACGGGAAGGTGTCGTTGTCGTGGAAGCGGTTGAATCCGTCTGACGATAGCCACGTGGATGCATCGTTTATCACCGGTCAGATGAGTCGTTATGCGGTCGTTCCGCTTGGCGACTGTTTCGTCGTCGACTGCGACAAGCCGTCCGAGGATGGTGGTCCTGACGGTTGGCAGTGCTTGCAGGCATTGACCGGCGACTACGGTACCGATAAATTGCCGGCCACGTTGGTCACGAAAACGCCGCATGGCGTGCATCTGTACTATCGCATGCCGGCCGGCATGGATATCGGATCATTGAAGAACGCGGTGCATGAGCAGAATCTGCCGATTGACCTGCGTGTGAGCAATAAGGGTTATGTGCTTGGCCCCGGCAGCGTCATCGACGGCAAACGGTATGAGCTGGCGGATCTGCCTGCCGGCGTGGTGCCGGAAGCGAGTGAGGCGGTCATGCGCATGCTCAAGGATTACGGTTACACGAACGAGCCGAAGCCGGACGCGCCGCAAATGAGTCTGGACGATGTCATGGCCGACAGGCGTGCCACGTCGAATTCCAACGGCATGCCGGATATGACGCCGGTGCCGGAAGGCCAACGCAACAGCACATTGCATGCGTGGGCTTACGGACGTTTCAAAAACCATCCAGAAAACGAACACCAGATTCATGATGATCTGTTCCAGCGTGGCCGTGTGAGCGGTCTGCCGGACGGCGAACTCGACCAGATCTGGAAATCGATCAAACGAAGCCTCGGATAAGGGTAGGAATCATGATGGGAATCATCCGAAAACTTGGTGGTCTTCTCGATGAGGTGTCCGGGCTCATCCTGGGATTCGTCATGCTGATGCTTTTCGAAACAGCTTGGAAGATCACCGACCTCATCGACTGGTGGCGGGATGAGCCGTAAACCACCATTGTGGATGCGCCGGCTCGCGCCGCCAGGCAATCCGGCGCACCTTGTGCCGGTCGTCTGTTCGTGTGGACGATGGGTCTTCAGCGAACGCGACGTGGTTTGGCAGACATGGGATGCCGGCATTATTACCGGCGATGACCTGACCACCGCGATTATCCTCGGCCGGCAGCTCATCCGGATCCGTCTCATCGCGCAGTCGGACACAATCCGATTGGAAACGGTCGCTGGACCGTTAGGTATCAGTCCGGACGGAATATACCTGGGCGCGCACGACTGCGCGCTCATGCCTGTCAGTATCAAACCCGCCGACATGGGCGGAAGGGAATTTCATTATTCGACCCTTGAGGGGTTCCCGACGATGCGTCCGGATCCCGATAATCCCGACCCGTGGGCGGGAATACCTGAAATGGAACTGATGTTCGATTCGGGATGGCCAAAATGATAAAATCGCAACATATGGGCAAAAAATGGGAAGCAACCACGACATGTAGAGTGTGCGGCGGGGAGTGCCGTATTCAAGCCACGATGTGCGACAAGTGCGAGAACACTTTGAGGGGATGGATCCACGACTACCCCGTCTGGATTCACGCCTTGCGCGAGTTCCTGGATTCGACGGCGCATTACGGAGGTCGCCAGCCTGGACGTGTCAACCTGCCGACCGCGCCCACGCCTATCAGACTCTCGGTCGTTGACCATCTGCAGGAGATCGAGGATGCGGTGACGTCGTTGTGGTGTCGATTGTATGCGCCGCCGGCCATGCCATGGGTCACAAGCATCGCGGTCCCGCCCATCGTCGACAAGCTCAAGGCATGCTGGTCATGCCAGCGGTTGAACCGACTGCCGGACATTGGTCTGATTTGGCATGACTGGGAGCGATTGGTACGCAAGACGCTGGGCATCATCGACGTGCCGCCCACCCCGTCGAGCGGCGGGCGCCCACCACCGGGGGGTCAAT